TTTGAACTTGTGCCAAGACCGAGCCATCACCCCGCGCATCGGGGTCACCCTCGTCGGTCTCGAACTGCACGAGCTTGGTATTGATTGCGTTGGTACCGCGTGTGGGGTCAGTGTTGAGCGCCGCAATCAAGTCATCGATGAGGTTGTTGAGCTTGGTGCTTCGGTCACTCTGACTGTTGCCGCTGACGTGACCGATGACGCTGACGTTGAGCGTGCATCTGATGCGGTTGAAGGGCTGATACTCGACCTGCTCAGCTTGTGGTACGTAGCCGATAAAGGGACGCTCACCAGTCTTGACGTCAGCATAGCCACGAGCGAGCGCTTGCACTTTGACCACCGTGGTCTTGTACCCATTGGCGACGGTGATGCTCTCGAAGGTCGTTTGAAGATTGCTCAAGATGAGCTTGCGAGCTGGTGTTGCCATTATTCGGCACCTTCCTCGATGGCGTCCTCAACCAGACCGTCAAAGATCTCATGAATCTCAGGCAATGCTGCCTTGACCGCTGCGCCAATGTAATACTTTGGAGGCATCCGAACGCTCCGACGCAAGAAGTAAGCGACCTGGCCCTTGTCGTCTTTGAGCGTGCCGGTCTTCTTGTCGAGCCATAACAGTCGATTCTTGTCTGCTGGCAAGTCTCGAGGGCTTGGAAAGTCTCGATTGCTGCCACCAAAGAAGTCGGTGTTGTCATGATTCGGGATTGCGAGGGCTTTGGCTCTCGTTGGCTTAATGACGCCGCCGCGATCATGGATTAGCGCGTAAGGTAAACCACTGAAGACATCAACCGAAGCCTCATCAGAGTCAGCAAAGTAGACACCGCCAGCTTTCCAAGAGCCTCTCAAGCGACCGGTGTGCGGTCCTTTCTCAAGCAACCGGCCAGTGCTGTCTTGGAGCTGGCGCACCATGACCTGAGACGATTCGATGAGAGCATTGGTGACGCCTTCACCGTACTTCTCAACGAAGCCACGAGCGAAAGCCTCAATGCTGCTCGTGTCCATCTTTGCCTCAAAGTCAGCCGCCATCTCAGTCCTCGTTGTTCTTGAACTGGTCGAGCCTAAATGGTGCCAGTGGTGCGTCTGAGTTGTTGCGGATTGACTCTTTGCCAGCGATAGACCCACCACCAAAGAACACACCAGTTGAGCCTCGTGCCGCCTCTGCACGTAACTCTTTGAGTAGAGCTTGGTAGTGGGTCGTCTTTTGAGATCGTGGACCACCAAGCCCCAAGGCTTGCCGGTCGATCTCACGTGCGAACTTGCCAAGGATTGCTTCGATGCAATCGATGGAGGTCAACACGACATCGTTTCGGATTGTTAGAAGGGCAGTGATCGTCTCATTGGAAAGCAAGACCTCTTCGCTGTCGGTGTCACCGATGCGAAGCCGTACTTTGTCGAGGTCGGTGCTCAGATTCTCATCAAAGGAAAAACTCACCGCTTGCCACCCTTCGTTTTAGCTCGTCGCTTAATGCTCTGCGATAAGAGCTCATCAGGAACATCAACGAGGTCACCGCGCATCAACATGCGTTGAAACGCGGGCCACTCGTGCGCTTGTGGAAGGGGGGTCCACGCCGGGACCTCCCCACCATCAAGCCTCAACCTTTTGGCTGAGAATATCACTTAGCTGACGCAGTTGCTGAAGAAGACACCGAGCTGGTCGCTTACAACTTTGAAGTCGAAAGCGGTCAGTGCTTCAATGCGCTGCGAGTGCTTGTGATCGATGCGGTAGTTGAGAACGCGAAGCCCGGAAGCATTGCCACCCTCAACACCGGTGAAGTTAAACATGTAGCCAGCACTTGGCTCCATGAGACCAGCGGTCTCAGGCACGTAGTACAAAGCCGCATCGTTGCTACCAAAGACGAAGCTGAGTGAATCAGTCGCGCCCTGGGCTGCGATGTTAGAGATTGCAGCCGGTACGTGTACACGGTCAACCTCGAACACTCGTGCAAGAATTTCTTGAGTGACTACAGTGCTGTCGAAGTACTTGACGCGATCAAGGATGTCAGCATTGGTCAAGAGCGCCTTGTAGGTGTCCTTACCCAAAACGAGAACGTTAGGCTTGCGGCCTGTCTTGCTCTCAACTGAGTTGATCTCATCTAGTACATCGCTGATTGGAGTACCGCTGCTGGTGTCCCAAAGGTCCCCCGGTGTGATGTCACTACCAGTGGTAGAACCTTTCCAGACGCCAGTTGTAAACGCTGCGGCAGCAAAGACCTGCTCACGCTTGAGAAGTAGCTGCTCGGTGATGTACCGAGTTGTTGAAACTTCGATGTTAAGCGCTGCATCAGCATTGCCAACAACGTAATCGTCGAGGTCCATATGGACGCCGTACTGGTCACAACTAAACGTGTCAGTTGAGAGCGTGTAATTGGCACCAACGGTCTCAGAACCGGTCGCACGCAAATCTGCGATTGAGCGAAGGTACGAGCCCCTGTCAAAGACAAAGTACTTGTCAGTGAGCTTTGGGGTAGGCACCGATGGGAAGATCCTGTCAGCGATAAAGCGTGTCTGTTCTTGGGAATACGCCACACTGATGTTGCTCAGTGCTTCATCAACGTGAACCTGTGAAGTGAGTAAAGGCATCGTTTTTTCTCCTTTTGAAAATCAATTAGGTATTGAGAACAGGCTTGCCACAATCAACGTAGCAGCTAATGACCTCATCTTGAGCTCCAGCCGCTTCGATTGCTTGACCGCACACATATTCATCAGCCGCGATGGTTGATGATGCACGACCGTCGGAGTCAACTGCACCGATGGCTGCGCCTGATGCAATCGCTGCATTGGCTTTGACCTTAGAGACGCCGGAAACCATGATGGAAGCCGCCTGTCCTTCTGTTGGTGCATTCTGGAGCACGCCGATTGGTTGCATGTTTGCACCGCCTGCTGCTGCCTTACCACTTGAGATAACGACGAAGCGGTACTGAAGGCTTGAAAGATCAGCCGCCGCTTCTAGAGTGATGATGTGCCCTGGTAATTCGTAAGCCATCGCTTTTCTCCTTATGCTTTCTTAACTCTGTCTGCTTGGTATTCAGCATAGAGTTTGGGGTTGGTTTGAATTGCTTTTGCAATCGCTACAGGCATGTCCATCTTGCCTTCTGCCTTCTGGATCTCTTCCCGAGCGAGTTGCTGGATTTGCTGCCAAGCGTCACCGGATGCTTCAACTGGTGCATTGCTGCCAGCCTCAACAAGTGTCGCGCCGCCCTTCATCCCGTTGGATGCAGCGGTGAGAGCTTTCTCGATACGAGCACCAAAGTCCGCATCGCGTGCTTTAGCTTCAAGCACGAGATCACAAACTTCTTCGAGCGAGTGACCTGGGATGTTACAGAGTGACTTCTCACTCTTAGCAATGAACTCACCGCGCTCACGCTTGGCTAGTTCTTGCCCTAGTTCACTCTCGAGCTTCTGGCTCTTCTCGACCAGCTCCCGATTTGACTTCCAAAGAGCCTCGACGGCTGCTCGTGCCGCATCAGGAAGTTCACCAAGTGACTTCTTGAGCTCTTCTTCTTCGTCTTCCTTCTTCATCTCTTCGTCTTCATGCTCAGCTTTCTCAGCTTCTTCTTCTTCAGACGCTTCGATTTCGACCTCGACCTTTTCACCGTTAGCAGTGCGAAGCGCTTGCAACGCGTCACTCACCGGCATCATGTCAGAGAAAGACTCTAGGAGCTTCATAGCTGCCGAGATTGCCGCTTTTGCGTCCTCTGGCAGTTCCATTTTCTCCATGTCTTCTTCTAGCTTTGCGATTGCTTCCGACCGTCCTTCGGCCTTCAGCACCTCGACGAGAATATCTTCCATCTTCATCGTGTTACCTCGTGCCGCTTTCATAATCGGAAACCGGCGTTTTAGATTGGCACCGCTCTCGACGAGTGAGACCTCATGGGTCCTAACGTCTTTGAGCGATGTGACGCGGCGCTTCTTTGCCATCGTCTCACCTCGACTTGTTGTTGATTGATTGCCTACTCGGCTAGTGCGCGGTCTGCTCGACCGCTATTCGTATCGTATCAGAGCGCGTTGCTCGGTCAACCCTGCGCGATGAATTCAACCTCGGGCATCTCACCCTCTGCCATCTCTTCGCGCTGACCATAGCCACCGATTGAGAAGCCATTCAGCTCACCCGACTGCACACGACTCCAGAGCTCAGGGGTCAGCTTCACGCCAAGCACCCAAGAGCCAGAGCGCACGACATCTTCACCGAATGCTTGAGCATAGGCTTTGTGAGGCTTGCCCTCGATAGCTGCTTTGTAGTCCTCCGGTGACGGGTAGGGCTGTATCCAAGACTCGACAACCTTGGCACCGTCAGCTGCGCCATTGTGGTCAAGACCTACCACCCGCGACTCGCTCAAGAAGTCGTGCGCGGTCTCCTCGATGACTGCCGGACTCAAATAATCGTCATGGGCATCGATGATATAGGGGTCCAAGACAACACCGTACACGATGCGCTTGGATTCATCGGCTTTGTAGATGCCGACGCGCTTGCTAGCCTTCTCACGCTCACGCTCGCGCTCATAGCGCTCGTTGATAGTATTGGCCCACTGCTGGCCAGAGTCGCCACCCCAAAGAAGCCAAGCGATGCGACCAGCTCCCGGATACCCTGGAGCGCTGCGGTCTCGATTCTTTGGCACCGTCATGTCTTTCTGATGCCTCACGAAGTAATTGACCATCCGCTTAATCGTGCTGATAGAGACCCGCCGACCGTTGGCCAGGTCACGAGCTCGAGCAACACCGACGGCAGTGCCGCCTCTGCGGTGCTCACGTCTTAGCTCGAGACCTCGACGGGCTGCCTCTTGTACGCCCTTGGGCGGCAAGAAGCTGGTCTCAACCTTCTCAATCAGCTCATCGAGGTCACTGATGCGACGCTCAAGAGCCTCGGCGTGCTGCGCTTTCCTGATGGCTGCCGGATGAGGTAGCGATAGGTCTGCCGCTTTGCCTAAGACCTCGCGGGCTGCGGTACCGAGCGCGATGACTGCCAAAGGCTCATCGTCTTGGTGATCACTCAACTCACCAAGATCAATCACGTCAACCTGCTCACGCTTAAGTCCTACGGGCTCCAGGTAGCTCTTGGCGAAGCGTTCACCGCTTGGGCCACACAAGTGCTTGCCTCGGGCAACATCGAGCCCTGACGGCGTGCTCACGACGAAGAGCAAGCGTTTCTCAATCTCTCTCTTGCCGACTCGAGCGGTTGCAGTCGCGGCAGCCAATTCGCTGTCACCAGTCTGCTCGAGTATCGCATTAAAAATCTCGTCCCACTTCTTCGAGTGCTTGCCTGGCCCTGGCTTCTCAATCACCTCGGGCTCTGGCTCTGCTTCAGTCTCGGGCTCTTGGTGCTCTTCAATCACCTCAAACTCATACTCAGCCGATGCGCCCTCGTGCGGTGTATAGTCACCGACCATCAGAGCAGGACCGCCAGCGGTATCCATCCAGTGATAGCCCTCTGGTGCCTGAATCTTAATCGTTGCCATCGTCGCCCCCTTGCCCGTAAAGCCCTTCAAGGTCTTCCATGCCTTCGCCCTCTGGTGCCTCTTGCACTCGAGCAGTCTCGCGCTCAACTGGTGGCAAGCCTGCGAACTCTCGAGCATGGTCTTCAAGTGCATCATCTGGCGTAACAACACCAGCACCGACGAGAGACGCGATGCCGCTTGCGAACTCGCTGAGCTCTGGAAGCTCAACGTCTTCATACTTGAGACTCGGGCAGTACTCATATGGGATGCCATTGAGTTCCAAAAGCTGCGGTATTGCGTGCGCGTTGAACTGCGATGCAATCGAGTCGAGGTAGGTACCGAGTGACTGAGCGAAGAGCGAGGTCTTGTTGCTTACCAGCGAGTAAGAGCCATGACCATCGAGTCCGGTGATTAGGAACTCCGCCATGACTGAGATTAGGATGCGCGACTCATAACGCTTGATGATCTCATTGACATCGATTGGACGCCGACCACCAGCACTCAAGAGCTTGAGCCTGAAGCCTGATGGTGTGCCATCACTGAGCGTCTCAGAAGGAATCACAAGACCTTCGTACTCATCACGGCCAACACGTTGAATCATGTCCTTCATTGATGCCAGCACGCTCTTCTCTGCGGCGCTTGCATTGCTTGAGAGCATCTGAAGCGGGACTTCCATGCAAGGCAAGCCAGCAAGGTCACGGCTCACACCGATGGCTTCGTAGGTCGCGATTTTCTTCTTGTAGTAATACGAGATGTAGGCGTTACGAAGCACCGAGCGACCTTCGGGGTTGTTCTTGTGCGCTTCAGTTCTGAAGAGCAGAAACTTGTCTGCCGGGATGTATCGCCGGTTGTAGTTAGGTGGCGCGACCTGGATGACACCGCGCACCGCACCGTCATCTTGGTCAAGGTCCCACTTCTCAATTGACTCTTGTGAGCGAATTGGGAAACCCCTGAAGCCGATGCGGTTGTCATCATACTTTGAGCGATAGAGCTTCGACTCGTGCCTTGGTCCTTTGCGTAGCTTATAGGTGATCTCATGCACCGAGAAGCCAAAGACCAAGAAGCTCAAAATCTCGCTGATTGTATCAGTCCAGGTTCGATCGAGGTCTTCAAAGAGCGCACCCTCAACGAACTCAGCCACCGC